ATCAGGAACCAAGCAAAACAATCCACTTCAGCCCCCTCGGTAGCCTAGTCCTCGTTTGCGCTGCATCGCACGTCGCAGAGCTATGCCATCCGGGGCGTCACAGAGGCGGCTGATCTCCATTAGGATCCAAGCGAACTCCATGCACACCAATCGGGATGTAGGTTGCCTTGACGCCATCCCAGACGTCAAATGGGTCATCTGTAATGACCACATCACCAGTAAAGAAATTTCGTAGCTCACTGAATTCAGTATAGACTCGAGTGTCTACGACGTTAATCGGTACCAAAATTTGTGCACCGACGTAACTTGAAAAGTATTCATCAATTGCCTCCGAACGCATACGCAGTGTGTTCGAATTAGTTTCACCAAGGTTATTTAATCCTATGGTGATCGGCACAGTAAGCAATGGTGGCCTGTAATCGCTCTTATGACTATCTAAGAAGCTCAGAAAGTCCGAAAACATAAGCTTTTTCACATTTGGAGGTTTTGAGTAGCCGCCCTCCTCAGTGATGAATTGCAAATCGAATTTTACTCGCATATTAACCTTGATTGCATCAATGCGTCCTTCAGTAAACACTGAGCGACCATTGACGGATCTAACAAATTCGCTAGAACTGATAGACCGTAACCCATTGAACATGTCAGAAAGAGAGTCAGTGTAAGACGTATTGTCTACACTTCTCCTTTGTAGGCGTAAAGCATTAGCCGCTTCAAAATCAGCTATGGTATGAACGACCTTAAGCACGTTTTCATAGACTGATGAAGATGCCATCACAGGACCAGTCGAGCCACGATCGACGAATCCCGAATTCTTTACTATGTAAAAGCAATCAGTAATTGGTATTATATGGGTAAGCTGAGTCATGTAGTTGTACACATGATCTGCCTGCGTCATGATGACGCTGTCTAAGTTCGGTAGTCGTTGAGCGACTGGACGTCTTAGAAAGTTATCCCATCTAGGTTTTGAGAATGAGCCACTTCTCATACTTTCAGTGAAGTACTTTCTAGCGTCAACCTTTTGTTGAACTAAAACCGACACTATCTCTTCTATAACTTTGAAGACCTCGTCAAGATGAAATATGTCAGCGGGATTTCTCCCAAGCTTATTTGACAACGTGTCATACACAGCCCGAATAAGCTGTAGTATTAGGATGTCTTCACCCCCAGCGAAGAAATCCGGAACCGCTTCATTCAAAATTTGATATTGCGGAACAATACCAAACACACCAAACAATAAATCCTGAGGATCCACTGATTGGTGCAATTTCCATTCAGTAGGTATATCTGCCCGGTAGACGGAATCGCAATAAACGTTTACCGCATTTGCATACGTGTTAGCTAAAATAGCTTCGTAAATACCTAATAAATTCGGCGTAACGTCAAGAAATCGTGATAGCAGCGCAGTATTCGAATTCGCGTTACGAATCCACGCTGGAGGTTGCGTGACGAAGCCGTTCAGATACATAGCACGTATCAAGCCCGTCTTATGCCTCAAGATTTCGATGGAGATCGAATTTTGCCCCTCAACAGTCGTGATTAGTATCGGGGAGCGATCAGGCAAAGCGAGATCACGCTTATAAGTTGACAATCTAGCATCTGGGGCGAGCATATTGATTGGAGCTCCAAACAAATATGGTGCCGATAGAGCGCGAGTCTCATTGGCGCCATAAGAAGTCTGGTCCGCAGGAATCAATATTTCAGCCGCTTGCTGTGCAGTATTACCTCTAAAGTAAGTCTGTATCAAATTACTTAATACCAACTCACCTGGCAGCAAATTATTATAAATTGCAACCAAAACGTCTCTTCGATTAGACTGCCACTGATCAATTGCATCCACTGGGTAAATAACTTGATTAGGCACAACGCTAGCTGTCGTTGCTTGTGTAGCATGACATTTAATTAAAAAATATGCAAAACGGTTATTTATGTCTAATCTCTGTCTAGCCGTCAAAGCGCTGGGGGGAATGAGGGCTTGAAACAACATCAGACATGCGCCGTAAATAAAGTTCGAAAAACAGTCAAGTGTCAATCCAGATAGCATACCATATGATATGTTTGGATTTAACATAGACTGGGCTATGAATACAGCCAAGGTTTGGACCCCTTGAACGTTCATCCTTACCAAGCAAGCGCTAGCAGGATTAGTAACATTGGAGGACACACTCACCACTTCACCCAGATCTTGCTGCACTGCGGTAACCATTTGCATTACTAAGTGTAGAGAGATCTTTCTCAACAATCGGGAGGCTAAATTGTTCAGGGCTAGCGGTGACATATAAACTAGATCATAATCAAGCAGCTGTACCACAGGTCTAGGCATAAGAGTACCTATCCCAGCGGATGTAAGTTTCAGCGATACTTGATCATCCAACCTTAGAAAGTTTGGAGCTCTGGAACTCAAATAATTATACACTACTGTAGGATGACAGTACTGTATTGAAAGTAGATCATTTGCTAATGCATGCAATGCCAGCTCGATTTGGTGATACGGAACCGAATATCGATGGTAGAGGTTAGCTCTTTCACGGACAGCCGGCTCCAAGTCATCTCCGAATGTGACTGGCACAGCAGGCGCGGACTTTCTTTGATAGAAAATCCGGTTCTCACGCTGAGCATTCACAACGTCCTGCTCAAATAAGAGATGCTCAGCTAAAGCATCCATATTTCTGTCACCCAGTTTATTTAGAGTTACTGATTTGACAGGGAGCTCCCCTACAAAGCTACTTTCGTAGGGTACCTCCGAAATCATTTTTGCACAATAGTCATTGAGCATCGAGTAAATAACCCGCACTCTATGCATCGTCAGACTCGGTTCATAGGCAGAGTCATGTTCGATGCACATGAACTTATCATAGATATCCTTTGCATACGATACGATGAACGTAACTTGAGGTTCGTCCACTATCCGCAAAGATGAGCCACATTTTATGACATTAATGTCAAACAATTTCTTAACGTCTGATAAACCAATTTTCGAAAGAGGAATTGGAGTACGTGACACCACTGATTGCTCAGCTATGGTAGACGTTATTTTAATGGTTTTCAATTCATCGAGGATGTTATATACTTCCACTGGTGTGTAGTGTGAAGTACCCTCGGTAACAAGGACACTTTTGAATTCAGACGCACCGTCATATGCTCGGCCGGTACTGTCCATAGCTCACGAGGATAAAGGATTCTTCGCTCGATTTTGCC